TGTGCCAATGGAGTATTCCGAAGATCCATCTCAAATGAGTGTCGATACAATCGAATATCCAGAAGAGACTATGGTTCATTCTGAATCAGCAGAAGTTATCGAAGGTGATGCAGAAACCGTCCTAAAGGAACTTGGGAAAAGAATCCCCGGTGTGGATGTGTTGGTTGTTGATCACGATGATGACGAGGAAGAAGAAGAGGAGACGGATTGGGAAAATGATAGAGACCCCAAACACTTTATGGCATATATTAGCTCCTCCTATCCATCAAAAATTCCAAAGCACGATGGTACTTCTACCCTAGGGTGCGAGAGAGCTATTCTCTTCCTAAAGAATCTTGACAGAGAAATCTCAGAGGCGATCAGAGCTGATGCGGAGGATTCTCTAGATCTAGGTGAATTAGAAAAAATAAGAATAAAATTAAATAATGATATGACTGCGCTATCTGATCATGCTAACAATCTAAAAAGAAAAAGAAAAACAAAAGCATCATCAGTCCAAGATGGAATTGTCAAGGGAGCAGGAATAGAGAAGGTTGCATCAACAGCAACGCTACAGGTAGTGGTTACACCATTCGAAAGAGCAATCGCAGGAATAATAACTAATGCAGTTGTGTCAGCCGGTAAACCATTCGAAAAAGTATTTGAGTTCCTGAAAGAAAAATATGACCTATCTGACAGAGAAGAACTGGCTATCTTCCAATTGCTAAAAGATATGGGTCATCCAATCTTCAAGGATCGTGGTACACTTGGAAAATCAAAAGACAGCAAAGATCCAAAGTCGCAAGGCGTTGAATTCATTAAGAATTACTTTGCATAGGAAGCAATATGAAAGTCAATAGACAAAGTGATATAGAAACTAATAAGACTACAGCTTTCTGGCTTTATGAATTTGCTCATGATTTAGAAAAGAAAGCCGCAGGAACTGATTATCTGAAAGAATATTTAAATAAAAACTATAATAATAAAAAGTTTAATACTATAGAAGAAAAGCTTGCAGATATCAGAGAGAGGATTGGCTTCAATATTGCAACAAAGATAGTAGAGCAAATTGAAAAGAACTCTCAAGACTCAAAAGAATCAAAAACTGCCAAAAAAGAATCTGGTTGCGGTTGCGGCAAGAGTTGTAAAAAATGCAAGGGAGATTGCAATTGTGAAAAAGAATGCTCTTGTAGCGTTAAGACCGCAAGTAAAAAGAATAAAAGTTCTAAAAAAAATAAAAAAAGTGATCTGGATTATGAAGAACAAGTGATGATTATGGATGGCATAATTAAATATATTAAGGAAATGGTATCTCATGAACCGCACCTACCAACCATCGTAGTCTTAGATCGCTGTAGATCACAAGAGGGTCTTAGATATCAAAGTATTGAAAAAAATATTGATCATGATATGTTAAAATCTTTTATTGAAACTCTATTCTCTCAGCGCGCAAGCACAAAATACGAACCAATTAATTATGTTCCAAATGATTCAACTGCACATAACTTTTCATATAATGATTCTGTTGCAGAATACTATAATCATGCGGAGCCACACCGTAACTAAAAGAGATTGTAATGGCATCAAATGATTCTAGGCAAGAACAAAATAAAATATTTTCTCAGCTAAAAACAAACTTCCTAGATTATGATCCGGCTCACTTCATTCAGAATAACTTAACTCTGGATGGTGAGCCTTTTCGTATTATTGGAAACGGCTGGAAATTCATGGCAGATGTGTACAGGTATGTCGCACTCCAAGCCTCTAAAAAAGGCGGAAAGCCTGTTATCATCAAAAAAGGTCGTCAGGTAGGCGCAACCATGATGGCTGGTGCCCTAGATATTTATTTTACAAATAGTGGTCTGTTTTCAAATCCACCAATCAGAGTCGCTCATCTATTTCCAGCTATAGCTCAGGTAAAGAGATTTACTCAGGATAAACTAGAAAATTTAATAAGAAGTACCAAAGATGACCTTGTTAATAAAAATAAATTGAATACTTCAAACGCAGTAGATAACCTAACCATGAAACAATTCAATACCGGAACTTTATGGATTGAAAGTATTGGTGCAGACGCCGACCGAGTTCGTGGTATGACCCTTGATGTCGCATTCTTTGACGAGTGTTTCCCATATAGCCAGGCAATAGAAACTGAAAATGGACCCATTAAAATTGGTAAGATTTGTGATGATTTTTTACAAAAACTATCATTGCCAAGAGTTAAAACATACAATGAGGGAAGTAGGAAGTTTGAATATAAAAAGATAACTAAAGCTTGGAAAAGAGAACCTCGCCAGTTGGTAAATTTAGTTTTTAGAGATTTCAATATACAATGCACCCCCAACCATAAATTTTTAACAACATACGGTTGGAAAGAGGCAAGTCTTCTAGCAGCCTCTGATTTAATCGTTTCATCCTCCCCCGATGACTTTGGTGGCATTTACTACCTATCTCTAGATCGAGTAGAGATGATAAACAAAGAAGATGTCGTTTATGATATTGAAGTTGAAGATAACCATAACTTTATACTTTCTCCAATGGTCGATGGCAAGGCCGTAGTTGGCCCCGTAGTTCATAACTGCCAAGATATGATGGGCTTAGCTATTGGTAATGCTACCAAAACTCTTACCGCAGCTAAATACGGTCCAGTTGGTCGCGGAGTTCAGGTTTATTTCGGAACACCAAAGGAAAAAGGTAGCTGGTTTGAGACAACCTGGGAGATGTCTGATCAAAGATATTATCATCTTGGTTGCAAAAATTGTGGACAAAATTTTCCATTTTATCATCCAAATGATGATGGGTGGAAAAAAGTTTGGATATCTGGTTTTGATATTAAGTGTCCTATTTGTGGATTTATACAGCACAAGATTGATGCAATAGAAAGAGGAAAGTGGGTAGCATCCAGAAATGAAGATGAGGCAAAGTATGTTGGCTTTCATATTAATCAGCTTTATATACCTTACCTAAATAGAGAATATATAAACTCTTTAATGCCAGAAAATAATCCAAACCAATCAGAAAGGGTTTGGAATAATGAGGTGGTTGGAGAGTTTTATGCCAGTGTAGGTATGCCGCTCACCAGGGCACATATAGAAGCCTACTGTAAGGATGCCGAGAGATTCTTCTCTAAAAAGATAGATGCAAGAGATAGACCTACGTATCTAGGGATAGACTGGGGCGATAAAACTGATCAAGATTCTAGAGGGCAGTCTTATTCTTGTACAGTTATTCTTTCGGATATTGGTGATGGTGTCCTTCAAATAGAGCATGCACACATTCTAAAAGAAAGAACCTTCCAGTACAAAAAAGCAACAATTAACGAATTATATAAAAGATTTTCTATCAGGCGCGGTGTGTCAGACTTTTTCTTCGGTCAGGATGTTGTTAGAGAGCTTCAGGTAGTTGATGGATTAGGTGATCGTTTTATTGGTGCGCAGGGTAGTGGCGCCCTTACTAATCCAATTAAATATCGTGAAGATGAATTGATGATTAGTTACAATAAAGACTTAATGATAGAAGAAATTTTTGATAAAATGAAAAAAGGAAAAATTAGATTCCCATGGAAAAGCTATGAATACGTAGAATGGTTAATAGATCATTGTACTTCCATGGGTGTTGCCATCAGAAATCGCGGGGGGCAAGAAGTAAAAACTTATGTTAAAGGCTCTACACCTAATGACGGCTTGATGGCATTGATGTATGCCTATATGGCCTGGAAATTTGATTCTACACAGGGTTTTACTATTAAACCTGGTACAAAAGAACAGTCAGCTTTGCCAAAACCTTCTTTGGCTTTTGCGCCCAGGCTTCGAACTTGAGGTTTTAAATGAGTAATAGAAGAACTAGCAGAGACACCAACTTAAGTGCAACTGCTCAAAATGTCCAAGATTCCCTATCTAAAACTGGTCTTAGAAAACTTTCTGAATTACGAAGAGCCCAGATTCAAGATGCAGAAACTAAAAAATCTTTATCCGAAGAGGATTCTAAGCCTATAGCTTCTATTTTGCATAGCCCTGCTTATAAAAGTGCTATGGTAAAAAAAGCAACAGTCGGACCTGCTGCACTACCAACCACCAGAGGTCTGACCGATATGATGGGGCCAGAAGTATATTCCCCATTGTTTCAGTTGGCCAATTTAAATCTTCCAAGAGATCGCGTCACGATGAACGCATGGAATAGAATATTCTATGACACCCATCCTCTTGTTAGAAATGCCATCAATCTTCATGCTAGCTTCCCCATTAGCAAAATAAATATCTCTCACCCAGTTAAGGAGATTGAAAACTTTTTTCTAGAAATGTCTGAGCGTATAGATTTATATTCTGTAGTCTATGGAGTAGCCCTAGAATTTTGGAAATTGGGAGAAGTTTTTCCATACGCAGAGCTTGATAAAGATACCGGTTCCTGGAAGAGAATTACAATATTGAATCCTGATTATGTTCATGTAAAGAAAACTCCAATTGGAGATCAAACCGTAGTGTCTTTGAGGCCAGATTCTGCTCTCCAAAGATTAGTTAATTCAAACTCTCCTTCCGATATCTCTCTCAAGCGGCGCCTCCCCGCACATATTGTTGAGGCAGTTAAGAAAGGTCAGACTATTCCATTAGATGACGTAAATGTTTCTCACTTAAAACTTTTAAGCTCCCCATACGATGTTCGAGGCACTTCGATAATTGTTTCTGTTTACAAAGATCTAATGTTATATGATAAACTTAGAGAGTCAAAGTTTGCTCAAGCTGATGGTATGATAAACCCACTAACCCTGGTTAAACTCGGTAACGGTGAGTATAGACCAACCCAATCAGATATTGAAGCCATGAGAATCGCACTAGAGGAAGCTCAATATGATAAAGACTTTAAGATAGTAACACACGATGGTGTGACGATAGAAAGAATTGGCTATTCTGGAGGAGTGCTTGAGATCGGTACAGATATCGAACATATTTTGGCAAATTTGCATGTTGGCTTGATGGTTCCTAAATCCCTAGTCGATCAAGAAGGCGCAACTTATGCAAGCTCTTCTGTGGGCCTAGAAGTCCTAAGACAAAGATATGATATCTTTAGAAATATGATAAAGAAATGGCTAGAGCAAAAAGTATTTGCACCCATTTCTGAAGTTCAAGATTTCTTTACATATAAAAATGGTCAGAAAGTTCTAGAAATACCTATGGTAGATTTTAACCATATGAATCTATATGATATGAATGACTACATCCAAAGCATCGGTAACTTCGTCTCAGCCAAGCAAATTTCTCTGCAGACTTTATATAGGAGTCTTGGTTTGAGCTACGAAGAAGAGAGAAGAAGGCTCAAGGAAGAGTCAATTCACGAAGTCATTAAGACAAAGCAGGCAGAAGCCCTAAACTCAATGAGGCTAAGAGAACTAGAAGGTCTAAATATCGACAGCGTAATACAAGAAACTGCGCAGGGCAGCACAGGTGCTGGTGCTGCCGGTGCCCCGCCAGGGCTACCCGGCATGGAGCCGATGGGTGGGCCACCACCCATGGGAGGACCGCCTGGACCACCACCTGGGCCGCCGCCTGGACCACCTGGACCTCCCGGCCCTCCATAGCAGCCTAGCCTCAAACGTTTTCTGGTAATTTAGTTTTTATTACTTAGAGGCTAATATGAAAAATAGGTTTTTAAAAGAAAGTCAAGATGCTGGCGCAGGATCCACTCAGCCAGCTTATCAAAATATTGAAACTGGAGAAATTATTACTCCAGCAAAAATTGTTCAAAAAAAAACTAAATTACCCAAAAAATATAGACCATACTCTCTGTCGAATAGGTTTAAGAGAAAATCTAGAATGAAAAAGCTATCCTATATAATAGGTAATGACTCAGAAGTTACCACTCCAGGGCCGGCAGAAGGTACATTCTCAACTACCGAACTGGGTAACGGTGGTAGTTTTAAGTTTGATTATGGCAACCTCCAGATTGAACCAAGAGATGGTATGGATCCAAACAAACTAAATCCAGCACCAATGAAGGGCGAAGATTTAGACGACGAAGATAATCCTACTGAAGAAAGCCAAAAGGAAGTAATCAATTTCCTAATAGATCTAGCCGATAATATGGACCTTGATAACAAAGAATCTTTTGCAAATTTTACAGATTTTCTAATTGTTAAATTTGCACAATCAATTCAGAAAGATTACAATGATTCTTTTAATAACTTAATTATTAAGATTAAAAGAATGGATATACCAGATACAAATGATGTTGTTAAAAAATTAACTAAAATATATAGCCGAACAATCTTGATAGAGTATGATAAGTCTAAAGATTTAGAAAAAGCAAAAGAATCTGCTTATAAAAAAGCTTTGCATAGAGCAAACCAATATCTATCAGAGGTTTAAATGAAAAAAGAAGCCAGAGGGTTTCCAGATAACCCCAAGATTGTTGCCGAAAAAATTAGAGATATTATTGATATTATGGTAGGAAGAATGTCTTTGGAGTCTCAACAGAGAGCCTATCCCAATCTACGCTCAAAATTTCAAAGATTTCCAGTCGGAGAGATGGCAGCAAAAAGAGCCCCAGGTGGTGCATCCATAGGTGTTAGCATGGGTCTTGTAAAAAATATTTTAAATGGAAGAGATCCTATATTTATTAGGACTGTTCTAAACGAATTAATTAAGGTGCTATAATGAGAAAAAAGGCATGGCCATTCCAAACACCATTGGACCCACAAGATAGTTCAATTCTAATTCCAGAGCAAGATTTACGTGGAACTTTTTCAACTACAGAAACCCACACTCCTATGCCAGAGCCACCTGTTGGAATCATCTCCAATCAAGTAGTTAGCAATATTAATAATGAGATGCCTAATATATCAGAAGATGAGTCAGCAGTAAATGTAGAAGTTTACAACGATCTTGATGATGTTTTAGCTTCTTTTTGCTGTGATTTAGCTTCTACACTTCAAGAAAAGGTGGCTGGTTTACAAACTTATGATAATCTATCAGAGAATGCTGGATTAGTTTTCGAATACAAACGACCCGAAGATGTTACTTATCATATGGGTACTGTTAAATTTCCTATAGATATTATTTTTATAGATGGTGATAATTTAATAAAGAAAATCTACAAAGATATTCAACCTGGTACTCTTGGTACTTTTGGATGTTCTAATGTTAAAAATGTTCTAGAAATTTGCGGTGGTTTAAGCGACAGACTCGGACTCCTCAAGGGACATCGGGTTCTATTGAATAAATCTAGTGACTCAAAATATAAAAAAATAGAACCTTTAAATGATGCTGCAAGAAAGCTCGGAGTAGAAAAAAAGGCAATTGTAAAATACTCATCCCTAGGTGGGGATCGCTGTTATCATTGGAATAATTTTCCAATGATAGTTATTAGCAACAGCTTAAACAAAACTGCTTCTAATAAGAGAATATTCTCAGATTTTATTTCAAATCTACCTAAGCCTCAAAAATTCAAAATACACATATTTGATTTTGATGGAATAATAGAAGCAAATCCAAATATTAATGTATATAAAACCTCAAAAGTAAGAGAAAATCTTCCTGCTCATACTAAGCTTGGTGGGTTGGGAGTATCTATTGATAGGGGTTATGATAATCAGATAATCTTTAAGAATGTAAATATATCAAAAGTTCTAGATCAGACAGAAGGTTTTTCAGTTATATCAAGTCTTAGCAAAAGCTTCTCAAAATTTTTAAATGATGAAGATAGCAACCAAATGATGTCTGCAATCCATAAGGTATCTAATTGGCCAAATTCTAAAATTATAATATCTACAAGATATAATAATCCTAAATTGCTAAAGGAAATTATTTTATCGAGATATTCCTTGCAATACGGTCCGCCACCTCAAGTTGGCATAATGTCCGTTAGCCATAGTTCAAATCATAGAGATATTGTTAAGTTAGCTAGAGCTATGTATGGAAATACAGAGATTCGGCTATATTCAGACCCTAGTATCAAGAAGCGTAGTGCAGCGGCAATA